GCAGCTGCCAGCGTCCCCAGGAGTGACACTGAGTGATCCGAGGAGATGTAGCATAGGGCAGAAAAAATCTGCATCTACGAGATCCGTCGTGATCGCGGCGAAGTCCTCTGCGATCGTGAGAAGAGCTGGCGGCATCCACAAGATCACCTCGGCTCCGAGCGACTTGAGAATCGGAACGTAGCGAAGCGTCATCAGCGTGTCGCCGTAGCCGTGGGCGTGAACCAGAAGAATCTTCTTCCCTCTCAGCGGCTCGCCCCGCCACGGGCTCATGCCGCTCTCGAGGCAGATGCGAACCCACTCTCTGCGGAACGGAGTCGAGAGCTCGCAGTTCCAGTACTCCTCGAAGCCTTCCGGCCATCGCCCGAGATGAAGAAGCATCATCGACCTGTTGTAGCGAGCATAGAGCGTAGGAGCGATGGCAATGGCTTTATCGATCTCTCCAAGCGCTTCTGCCGCCTGGCCCATGGTGACGTGAGTCGTGGCGCGATTGAAGTGCTCGAAGTACTCGTCGATGCTGGCTCCGCTGTTCTTGACACTGCGCATGGAAGTCGCTTCCTTCCCGCGCATCATGATAACGTCGCCTTCAGGTATCTTTGCCACGTCTCCGTTGCGGCTCGTGACGTTGAGGATCTCACCTTTCTCAGTCAGCCCGCGCCACCCGCGAAGAGTCGCCTCGCGAGCGATGATCGGGTCCTCGTCTTTGGGAAGCTCGCTGAAACTGGATATCCTCATTGGTCACTTCCACGCCGGCGTTACCCAGGCCACCGCTCTAGAGTCGCGAACCGCCCACGACACAGGCCATCGCATCTTCAAGCCAATGCTGTCCGTCTGGAACAATGATCGCGCCGGCGTTGCTACGCCGCCGTTGGTGATCGCTTGTGGCGTGTCGCTCATGTGAAGCTCGCCGACGACAGAAGCCCCTACGTCTGGCACAGGGCTCAGAGCGCAGACGATCGCGTTAGGAGCTACGCAGAGAAGATCGTTGCCAACTGCTGGACTAGATGCGAAGTAGATGTTGGCGGCGCCCTCGACCATGGCAAACCTCGTTACCATGCCAGCGATGCGACCTGGACTTCCGATCAAGACGAATGGACCTCCTCCGCCTACTGGAGTCACGGCATTGACGAGGTTCGAGATGTCTTCCGGTATCGCTCCGAACGTATCGACGACGGCGCTCGCGGTCAACGCGGCCACGTTGTAGCGAATGCCAGCTGGCGTGGAAGCTGTGGCCGCGCTCATGCTGAACAGACCTACGTCAAGGGCTGCTGATGCCGAGCGCATCAGCACGTCGCCGACGAGCTGCTCGGCATTCGAGCTGTCTATCATCGTGCGAGAGAGAACTCCGAGAGCAGCCAGCTTGAAAGGCTGGAGAAGAGCCGCAGTAGAGGTGAGCTGACGCACGGGGATCGGGCTGCCCTCTTGAACAAAACCAGCGTTCCCCGCTCCCGCGACGAAGCCAGGCGCGCTGATCTGGGCATTGCCGTCCCACGCGAGAACGAGAGACTTGAGAAGAAGTTGGGCTCCAGCAGCAGCTGGGCCCATGCCTTCGAGAGCATCCTTGATCACCTTGTGAGCGAGATCAGAAGCCCATCCTGCCGTTCCCGTCATCGCTGGCGCCGACGCGGCGCGCTGAACGAAGTCGTCGGAAGGCCACAGTCGCGCGGCTTCGGCTAGCGGAGTCGTCTTCTTGATCTTGGCTAACACAGAAGCGGTCATCAGTCTCTTGAAGGAATTGCCTTCCTCAAGCTTCAGCGGGAACGGAACAAGGTCTTTGCCGGTGCGACGAAACGGCTCTGGAGCGTTCATGTGTTCCTCACATCCTGCATACCGCGAGCCATGAGTGGCTCACGACTTCTATCGGCCAGCCTTGACCCTGAAGACTGTCGAGCACCTTCTCGACTTCGACGGAGACGTTTCCCGCGTCGTGCCAGATGATGATGCCGCCAGGCCTCACTACGCTGTTAGCGAGAATGCTGTCGTGCATGGCGACTTCTTCGCTGTGGTCGCCGTCGATGAACACCACGTCGCAAGCTGGAAGATCCGTAGGATAAACGTCGAGCGAGCCACGCGGCCTGATCATCAGCTCGAACCGAAAGTCATTCTGCGCCAGGTGGCCTGGCTCGGCGACCATCTCCTTGAGCTGATGCTCGAGCCTAGGAACGTACGACCCTGCGACGTCGATCCCGATGTAGCGAATCAGGCTCTTGACGTTGTGAAGAATCACCGCGGCCGTGCGACCGTCGCGACAGCCGATCTCCACCATCGTTCTCGCTTCTACGCTTCTCACGAGATTGACGATGTGCTCCATCTCGCCTGGCTGAAGATACTCTCGATGAAGCCCTAGCCAGTTGATCATCCGATGAGACTCATAGGGTCGAATCGCGCCTGATGAAGCGGGGCGACTCCAGCCGCCATGGTGAGAGCCACCAGGCCGTCGATTCTCCCGGCGCTCTTTCGCTTGCTCGGCTTGCGGTTCCCGGCGTCATCTTTGACGATCACGGTATTGGCGACGCACATCGTCATGATAGGGTTGTTGCCGTGGCAGATCTTCTTGTCTCTCACCAGCTCCTCGAGCTCGCGAAGAGCCGGAGACATGGAAGCCATGCCCTGGCCGAACTCGACGAAGTGCTCAGTGACGAACTGCTCGCTGAAGCCGACGTGAACAAGCCACGGCTTGAGATGCTTCATGTTCCAACGATCAAAGGCGACTTTCTTGATCTCGTATTTGGAGAAGATCTCTTCCTTCAAGTAGCGCGCCACGCTCTCGTAACTGACGCTGGCTCCTGGCGTCGTCAGCAGCAAGCCTTGCGAAGCCCAGAGATCGTAAGGCACGCGGTCTCCTAGAGACTTCTTCTCGAGACCATCGCGGGGAAGCCAGAACTTCGGAACCACGTGCCACGACTCGTCTATCTTGCCGATCATGACGAATGCCGTGAGGTCGGCGACTTCTGAAAGGTCGAGGCCGGCGTAGACTTCATCGCATTCGGTTATGTCTTTGACCGGCGCCCCGCAGTCTTTCCACATCTGCGGCTGAATGAACGGGTTGACGACTTCGACGCGCTGGTTCAAGATGAGATTGCGATACTCGGCTTCGCGGCTCGGCATGCGCTCGGCGTCGTGCGCCATCGCCATGACTTCTTCTTCTGAGAGGAACTCTCCAAGAGCCGGATTCGCCATCTTTATAGTGTCGTAGGCGAAGGGGTCGAGATCCTGCGGAGCCGAATAGAGGCTCACTACGGTTCTCGGGTCGTGGCCGGCGAGAGCGTCGTCGATGAGGATCGAGAGAAGATCAGCGTCTGTTCGCGCTTGAGTGGAGATGATCACCGACAGCGGCTTGCCGTGGGCGCCTGTCGCCGTCTCGAGAGCCTCGTAGAGAATCGAGCGAGGGCCTCTCACCTGGCCTAACTCGTCGTGAACGACGAAGACCGGCGAGAGCCCATAAGCGGTAGTGGCTTCCGCAGAGAGGGCGCGGTACTTGGTGCCGAGCTCGAGGCAGTGGATCTCCTTGGCGCTGTCTTTGATCTGGAGCGCCGATCGAAGATCCGGGCTCATGCGGATCATCTTCGCCGCCAAGTTGAAGAGGATAGCTGCCTGCTCGCGGCTCTGCGCCGCGGAGAACAGCTGGGAATTAGGCTTCTGCATCGGCCCGCAGATGTGGACCAGCAGCAGCATGGCGGCGAACGCCGTCTTGCCATTTTTTCGCGCGAAGCTGAGGATCGCTCGCCTGGTGCCTGAAGGGTTGTCGTAGATGCGGCAGATCTCGCGGCGCTGCCAGCTCAGCAGCCGCACCGGATTGCCGATGTTCTTGCCCTCTGGCACGAAGCAGTACTGCTCGATCCACTTGCAGATTCGCTCGCCGTCAGTAGGCTTCTTCGGCTTAGGAACTCTCTTCTTCCGCGGGAGATCTACGACCGTCATGTGGTCTCTTTCATTCAATTAACTACTTCGTCTCGAGATTCTTCCCACGGCCTGTTGGCTTGGGTGTTCCCGCCAGTTCCGTCTTTCTTCCGCGAGAGATACTGGAACTCGCTGCGGCTCCGCGGAGACAGCTGGAGCTGAGTGGAGAGGCGGAGAACCATCGCGCAAGCCTTG